TTTTAATAGGTTAAAAACAGCAGTTGGTGATACAAAAACAGAAATAGATAACGCCTCTGAAGCAGTTAACGGTCTTGCTTCAAATCTGGAAGGGAAAGAAGATCCGATCCTTTCTTTCTGGGATAAGCTCACTGAAAAAATAAAAGCGTCAGCAAGTGCGGTTAAAGAAGAGTACTTAAAAGAGCTAGGGACATTAGAGACAAACATAGCTGAGTTTCAAAAAACAATACTTGAGTCATTTGAGAGTGGAATATCTGAAGGTTTTCAGCAGTTGCTGTTTGGTGGGGCAAACGAAAAAGCCATAAAGCAAGCTATTTCTGATTTAAAAACAGCGGCAGATGGGTTACGCAGAACCTTTCCCGACGATATCATTGAGGGGGGATTAGATGAGTATGGCGTACAGACAATAACAGGCATCCTAGATAGAGTAGCAGGGGAATCTGAACTACCTCAAAATTTAAGAAGAATAGCTACTCGTATTAGAGATGAATTTGGATTAAGAGAAGACACCCCGCTAGGAATAGCAGATCAAATTGACAGGCTGATCGGAAAGCTTGAAGATGAAACAGGGTTTCTTGCTAGGATAAAAAATTTCGGCTCTTCGTTAAAGAGCAATCTTGTTTTAGGCTTTCAGCAAGCGACAGTCACCCTTCTTACTCAGCAAACAATGAAGGGATTGTTGGCTATTTCAGAGCCAGTGTTGAATGAAGTTTTTAGTGCCGCATCTACACTGTTCAGTCCTTTCCAATCGACAGTCAATTCACTTATTGGTGGTGTTGGAACAATAAAGGATAAGCTTGTAGAGCTTGGACGAAGCACATTCAACGTAACGGCAAGAATAGCAGGTGGGTCTTTAGATAGGATCAAGCAAATTGGTGATTCACTCAAAGGGCTAGGGGGAGAAGACGGTGAAAAGTCTATTGCTGTTAAAATAAACGACTATGCTTCAGGCAGTCTTCAAAGGATTGGGCAGACATTAGGACAGATGCCATCAAAAACGGTAAACTTTACAGCTAATTTAGTTGATAATGCATCTTCGGGAGTGCAAAGCATAACAGAGACACTTGTCAATGCAGGTAAAACAGCATATGACGTATTCCTAAATTTGAAAGGCGATG